CCGCTTTGAGCAGCGCTACGGCACCCAGCGCGAGCTGATGACCGAATGCGCTCTCCAGCTCCAGCAGATGGGCTTCAAGGTTCCAGTGACTATTCAGGCCCTCTTCGGGCTGAAGGAGGCGGCATGAGCGATTGGTACGTTGTCTGGCTTGCCGCTTGCGGGGTTCCAGTTCAAGCGTGGCTTGGGTGGAAGCTTGGCAAGGCGCTGGTAAAGGCCGGATGGGCTATGGGTTGCGCGGTCAGCGTGTGCCGCTGGGGTTTTGCGGTCGGTTCTGTGCACGGCTTCAGTTATCCGGCCTGGCGCTGGGTGCCGAAGCTGATCATCAATGAATGGTGGTCTTACTTCTGCGCGCCATACGAAAGCATTACGCAGCGCTGCCACGGCGGCGTCTGGGAAGGCATCGGCAAGTGGACGGTATTCCCGAAGAAACAGGAGGCTGCATGAGCAACGTCACCCCGCTGAACGTGAAGCCGGATCGTCTAGCCAATCAACTGGCGATGCACAAATCGATGATGGATGAGTTGCGCCAGGTGCTGGGGAAGTACCGCGATATGGAATTGCTCCCGGTGTTCATCAACGACGCATTCGCTGAGATCAGTTCAGAGGCTTCAATGGGGCCTTTGGTCATGATTCTGGATGGGGACGAGCCGGCATGAAATGGAGAGCAAATAGGCACTACCCGACACCAAGAGAAATGCTGGCAGACAGGCGTGATCAAGCTATGTCGAGCCGCCGCTATCCGATGTTCTCCCGCAACAGGAGAGACGCATTTCTCTGGCGACAACTGAAGCGGAGGCTGGCATGACCAACTCCCGCGCAAAGGGCGCCGCCGTCGAACGCGAGTTCTGCGCAATGGTAGCCACTCATCTCGGCGTGTCCTGCCAGCGCAACCTTGAGCAGTCGAGGTCTGGCGGTCATGACATCACCGGTCTTGATGGCTGGGCACCGGAGATCAAAGCTCGTGCCGAGCAACCGCCACGCGGCGCCCTGCTGAACATGTGGGCGCAGACGCTCGACCAAGCCAACGCCATCAAGGCCCGCCCGGTCCTGGCCGTCAAGGTGAACCGCAAGGGCTGGACCTTCTACATCGACGCCGCCGAGCTGCGTCCTGACATCTGGCAGCCCTGCAAGTCGTGGGTAGCCATCGAGCCGGAAGACTTCTTTCAGTACGCCAGGGGGATCATGTGATGAAGGCACCTGAACTGCTGCACAAGGCCGCGTCGATCATGGAAGAGCGGGGCAAGGAGTACGACAAGCCGGAGGGCGAGCGATCCATGGGGCGCGCAGTGAATGCCTTCAACGCGATCACCGGAAAGGACCTTACCGAATCCGAAGGCTGGCTTCTGCTCCAGCAGCTGAAGGACGCCCGCCAGTGGCAGAACCCTGGTCGGTACCACGCAGATTCCGCCGAGGACTGCATCGCGTACTCAGCCCTAAAGGCTGAAGCACTGGCAGAGGGCAAGTGACATGGCAGCGCGCAAAGCGACAGACGAAGAGATCATGGCCGCTCTCGAAGGCCATACCGTTGCCGAGGCGGCCGAGATGCTTGGCATGCATGAGCGCCGGGTGTACGAGCACAAGGCGCGGCTGGCGCGACAGGGTTTCAGTCCCGAGCACGACATGACCAAGACCGTCCCGGATGGCTACAAGGTCAAGGGTGTCAGCACGTTCTACGACGCCGATGGCAAGCCGCGTGGCCAGTGGGTGAAATCGACAATCGACGAGGACCGCCAGCGCGAGCTGTTCGAGGCTTCCTGCAAGGCTGCAGTCAAGGACCTTCCCGTGGTGGTGCCGAAGAAGGCCAAGGGCGAATACCTCGACCATCTGCTGACCTGCTATCCCATCGGGGACCCGCACTTCGGTGAGTACATATGGGGCGACGAGTGCGGCAAAGACTGGGACCTGACCATTGCCGAGCGCGTGCACTGCGGCGCCATGGCAAGCTTGGTCAGCGCTGCGCCGGCAACAGAGCGCGCTGTGATCATCAACCTTGGCGACGCTGCGCACTATGACTCGATGATCGCCGTCACGCCTCGCTCTGGCCACCATCTCGACGCAGATAGCCGCTACGCCAAGATGGTGGACGTGCTGATCATGGCCATGCGGCAGTGCGTGGAGTCGGCTCTGGCCAAGCACCGCTATGTCCATGTCGTGCATGTAATCGGAAATCACGACGAAACCGGCGCCGTGTGGCTTAGCCGCCTGTTCGATCACCTGTACAGCAAAGAGCCGCGCGTCACCGTCGAAACGACGCCGAGTGTGTTCAGCTACTACCGCTGGGGCAAGAACCTGATCGGAATGCACCACGGACACACAGCGAAGGCTGACAAGCTGCCTGGCGTCATGGCAACTGACCGCGCCCAGGACTGGGGCGAGACCTCGCACCGTTACTGGTACACCGGCCACATCCACCACGAAAGCAAGAAGGAATACCCGGGCTGCGTGGTTGAGTCGTTCAACACGCTGGCCCCGGGTGACAGCTACGCGCACTCAGGGGGCTGGAGATCCCGCCAGAACATGAAGTGCATCGTCTTGCACAAGGAGCACGGCGAGGTGGCTCGCCACACAGTAAATCCCGATATGCTCAAGGGGGCAGCAGCATGAGACTGATTGGAGCACGCCAAGCTTGGCACGACGCAATGCACGAAAACCGCGACTCCGTGATGGCTGTAGCTGCGGAGCAAGCGAAATTGGGCAAGAAGACCGGTGACGGTGACGGCAAGGTCGTCATCATGCTGGAGAACGAGCACGGAAAGGAGGTGGCCAAATCGTATCCGGCACGCATCAGTGGCGTTCAAGAGACTCGCTCGGGTCGCAGGCTAACCGAGGCCAGATGCGCTCACATGCTGGCCGCTGGGCTTGTCATGCACGCCATCGACAGCCTGCCGAAAACCCTGCAGCACTTCGGGCACTTCATGTACTCGCCAATCGTGAATGGCAATGATCTGTCCATCGCGCATGGCGTGGTATGGCTTGGATCTGGCTTGGACTCTCTGCATGAGAAGAAGCGCGAGCGTGCGTATTGGATGGCTCTGGCCGCTTTGCAGTCGCACAAGCGAATGGTGGCCGGCCGGCCTGGTCTTTCTCCGGTCGAGGTGTGCATGTTCGTCGAGGATCGTCTCGGCGTTCGGATGCATCCCGACAACTGGTCGCGTGATTGGTCGGGAGTATGGGAGGCATTGGCCAAGCACGTTGACCGCCTGGATGCCAAAGCACTCGCTCCGGTCTCGGAGGTGGTAGATCGCCTGAAAGAGCGAGAAGAGCAGGCCGCTTGACATTTGAAGGGCAATTTGGCACTGTTTCGTCATTGTGAGAAACCTCACCCAAAGCCCCAGCAGAAATGCCGGGGCTTTTTCGTTTCCGCCACCAGGCAGGAGGCAGCATGCACAGACTCGCTCTGTTGGCCGTGCTGCTGTCCGGTTGCTCGGCTCAGCCTGAGGTCTATCAGGTTGCATTCAGCCGCGTTGCATCCGAGCGCGTGATGGAGCGAATGGAGTACTGCGCCAAAGCAGTCTCAGAAATCCCGCTGCCGCTCGACGAAGAAGCCAAGAACGCCATTTACAGCGACTGCCTGATACAGGTAGGCGCAACGATTTAGCCCGCCGACCAGCCGAATTCATCGAAAGGTTGAGCCAACTGGCGGGCTTCCTATTCGGCACTTTGATGCCTGAAATGCTCGGATACCGGTGAAAGACCGGCAATCTGATGCCGATTACCCGCCAAGCCTAGAACGCTGGGACTTCCCGGTAGTGCTGGCCCGAAAGGGCGATGCTCAAATCGTGCGGGTGCTTATTGCTCCAGCGCCTCCCCGCGCTCTTTGCCGGCTTCGGTCGGCGTTTTATTCATGCCGCTATAGCTCAGCCGGTAGAGCGCCTGCCTTGTAAGCAGGATGTCCTGGGTTCGAAGCCTGGTGGCGGCACCATTTTGGCGAGTAGCACAGTGGTAGTGCTCCCGGCTGTTAACCGGGCGGTCGCAGGTTCGAATCCTGCCTTGCCAGCCATTTACCAAGCAGCACCGGCCCGGCGAAGGGCCAGGAATGCCTATGAGATTGCCGACCATGACCGAGCCAGCATCGACAACCGCAGGAGGGTTCCTTCTGTGGAAGCTGGCCACTTGCCTTATCGTCCTGGCAGTAGTGCTTGCAACCATCGTCGTGATGGCTATGACCCTGCCGAAGACGATCAAGGAGTTCGTGGTCGCGCTGATCAGCACCGTTGTCTCAAGCCTGGGTGGCGGCGCCTTCGTGGTGATGAAGCTCGGACTGATCGGTTGGGCGCATGACTACGTTGGCCTTGTCGCCCTGGCCGGCGTGGTATTCGCCTGTGGTCTTCCCGCCTGGATCATGGTTCGCGCCTTCTACGCATACGCCGATGCGCGCAGCCAGGGTACTGGGTTCATCGACATGATTCGCGAGATTAAGCAGGCGGTGTGGAAATGAACTTCTACCCGAAAGGCATGTTCACCTTCCTCTTCTGTCTGAGCGCAGTAGTTGGCTGGGCGGTGATTGAAAGCGTGCTCTGGGTTCTCTCTCACGTGACCATCGGCTGGTCTTGGTAGCGAGTTATGGCCTGGCTAATCCCCGCACTCCTGTTCCTGGCTGCGGTAGTGTTCTGGCGCCTGTCTTTCCGTACTGACGACTATCTCGTCGCCTGGGTGCGCTTCATGGCCGCCATGTTCCTGATCTGCGTCGCGCTGATCTACAGCCTTGGGCTACTGGCGGGATGGATGCTGGCGTGACCACTATTGCCTACTGCAACGGCGTTATCGCTTACGACTCCCGCAGCTGCCGTGGCACGACCATCATTGATGATGACTTCGACAAGCGCATGGAGCATGAAGGAGTGTCGTTCTTCATCACTGGCGCCATCTGCGATGCATCGAAGCTAATCGCTGCCTACTTCGTCGGCGAGAGTCCGGCGGGCAGTCAGATCGAGTGCTCTGCGCTGGTGGTCGCTGATGGACAGCTCAAGCTGATCGGCGTCGATAGCGACACAGGCCTCTGGATCGAAAACCTGCAGCTCAACAAGCCTTACTGCATTGGCAGTGGTTCGCACCACGCCTGGACTGCGCTCGACATGGGTTGCAGCGCATACAAGGCAGTTGAGCTGGCTTCTCGGCGTGATGTTGGGACTGGCGGAAGGATTCGCACCTATCAGGTGGCCAAGCCTGAATGACTCGACCCATCCCGCCCGAGACTATCGGCCAGTTCGCCGATGGCAAGGACTGGGCAGACGCCTACATACCAGCACCCGAAGTTCTGCAGTGGGCTATGGACACCTTTGTGATCGAGGGTGCGCATCTATTCAACGAAGACCACGCACACCTGAAGGATGCGCCAATCGCGTTCCTGTGGGCTGCTGGTGGATTCGAGAAGCAAGGCCGCTGGGTGCTGGGTCAGTGCGAAGACGTGACCTTTCGCTGTGGCGCCTGGCAGAAGGGCAGACAGGAACAGCAGATGCTGCAGTGGTTCGGCTATGTGCCGAGCTTCCTGATCACCCTGGCCGCCGATTACTGCGCAGAGTGCTCTGATGCTGAGTTCTGCGCCCTGGTAGAGCATGAGCTGTACCACATGGAACAGAAGACCAACGCCGAAGGTGAGCCGCAGTTCACTGACGAAGGCCAGCCCAAGCTGAAGCTGCGCGGCCATGACGTCGAAGAGTTCGTTGGTGTCGTTCGCCGGTACGGTGCGAACGAAGTCGTGAAGGCCATGGTTGAGGCAGCCAACAAGGCGCCCGAGGTGGCCAAGATCAATATTGCGAGGGCCTGCGGAACCTGTCTGCTGAAGTCGGCATGACCTCTGACAGACCCGAGACGGACGTGAACCTATGGCAGCTCTGAATAATGAGGTGAAGAGCTTCATAGTTCAGGCCCTGGCCTGCTTTGACACGCCGTCGCAAGTTGCCGCCTCGGTAAAGGAAGAGTTCGGCATCGAGGTCAGTCGCCAGCAGTGTGAGCAGCACGACCCGACCAAGCGAGCCGGAAAGGATCTTGCCAAGCGTTGGGTGACACTGTTCCACGACACCCGCAAGCGATTTCGGGAAGACACTGCCGAGATCCCAATCGCCAATCGATCCTACCGGCTCCGCATGCTGGGCCGCCTGGTCGAGAAGGCCGAGAGCAGCCGCAACGCTCGCCTTGCCCTGCAGGTGCTCGAGCAGGCTGCGAAGGAATGCGGCGACGTTTACGTGAATCGGCAGACCAAGGCCGAGGCTGACCAGGGCGACACAACGCCGACCCGGGTAGAAGTCGAGATTGTCGACGCCAGGAAGCGCGATGCCGACGCTTAACGTGCCGCAGGGTCAGTTCATTGGCCTGCCGCACAAGTTCCGGGCATTCGTTGCTGGGTTCGGCTCGGGC